GTAGTGTATAAGAGAAATAGAAATGCCATAATTTGTGGGGATTGTGTAGAGGTTATGAATAAATTTCCTGATGGGAAAATAGATTTAGTAGTGACAAGTCCTCCATATGGTAATTTTAGAGATTATAAAGGTTATTCCTTTAATTTTGAGGCTATTGCTAACCAATTGTTTAGAGTTGTTAAAGATGGAGGTGTGGTGGTTTGGATAACTGGGGATGCTACAATGGGTGGTTCTGAGACAGGAACAAGTTTTGAACAGATATTATACTTTAAAAGTATTGGGTTTAGATTGCATGATACAATGATATATGTAAAAACAGGAATTGCATTTCCATCTACCCAAGCTCATGCTAGATATCATCAAGTGTTTGAATATATGTTTGTTTTATCAAAAGGGAAACCCAAAGTGTTTTGTCCTATTTGCGATAGGGATGTAGATAGAACTATAGATTATACAAAAAAGACAAAAAGAGATGTAGATGGGAGAGTTAAAAATATGCATACTAAAAATATGGATAAGCAGATTTGGGGGAAGCGTTATAATTTATGGCAGTATTCTGCGGGAATAAATGTAAGTAGCAAAGATAAAATATCGTTCAATCATCCTGCTACTTTTCCAGAGAGGTTAGCTGAAGATCATATTTTATCTTGGAGTAATGAAGGAGATATAGTTTTAGATCCGATGTGTGGAAGCGGAACAACTTGCAAGATGGCCATGTTGAATAAGAGGAAGTTTATTGGCATTGATATTGCTAGAGAGTATTGTAATATTGCTAAAGAAAGAATCCTAAAATATGAAAAAATTTAGTTTTTGTAAGAATTGCTCTTTGATAGATAAACCTATAGTCCACGGTCAGAAGGGATCTAGAGATGATGTTGTTTTGATTGGAGAAGCTCCAGGGAGAGATGAAGTCGAAGAAGGTTGTCCATTTGTGGGTAGAGCAGGAAAACTTCTAGGTAGGATTTTATCTGATTTGGGGTATAATAAGAAGGATTTTTATATTTCGAATAGTTGTATTTGTCATCCGATCGATGAAAATGGAAATAATAGAAAACCTAGCTTGTCTGAAATTTCCTGTTGTAATGATAGGTTGTTAAGGTCGATAGAAAAGATAAGTCCTAGAGTTGTGATTTCATTGGGTGCTGTTGCATTATTCTCTCTAACTGATATAGAACCTCTAGATAAAATAGTTATGTCTAAATATGTTGGAAAAGTTCTTGATAGTAAAAATGGATATAAAGTTTTTTGTATGTATCATCCAGCTTTTATATTGAGGAATAATAATTTTGAGGATATATTTAAGAGACATTTGGGGAAGGTGTTAAGTAGGTTATGAACTGGGATAAATATTTTTTGGGTATAGCCAAAGCAGTATCGAAGAAGAGCCATTGTTTATCGGTTAAAAGAGGGTGTATTATTGTGAGAGATAGGCAAATATTAAGTGCTGGGTATAATGGTCCTCCTAGGGGCTATCCAAATTGTGATGATATTTATTCAGAATGTCCTAGAAAAACCCTAAATTTCAAGTCTGGTGAAGGGTTGTATATCTGTCCCTCTGCTCATGCAGAGGCTAATGCAATAGTTCAAGCCGCTAGAAATGGAGCGTCGGTAAATGGATCAACTTTGTATTGTAATTTTAAACAAAAGCCTTGCAGAGAATGCTCTAAGATAATCATTAATTCTGGAATAATTAAAATTGTTACTATGGGAAATCCTGTAAAGTATGATGAGAATGGATTAACAGGAGAGGATATTCTTAATACTTGTGAAATAAATGTAGTAAACGGAGAGTTGAATGTCTGAAGTGGAGTCTGTAATAAAAGATCTGAAGTCTGACAAAAAATTTAAGGATGTGATGATTTCTAAGGGGAGCAATCCAGATCTTGTAATAAAGAAGCTTCCATTCGAAGTGCCTATGCTTGATAACTTGCTTGGAGGAGGCTTGCCTATAGGAAAATATACATTGATATATGGATCGTATTCTGTAGGGAAGACATTTCTTATTCAGAAAATTATCTCATCTACTCAGAAAAAATGTATAAGGTTAGCATATATAGATGTAGATAAAAGTTATGAGCCAAGTTGGTGGAGTATTGTGGGTGTTGACATAGACAATTTGATAGTGGCTCAGCCCAATACTGGGGAGCAGGTTTTCGACTTAGCTCTCCATTTGGTGGAGTCAAAATTTGGCTTGGTGATTATAGATAGTTTAGATTTAGTAGTTCCAACTGCTGAGGTAGAAGCAGACTTTGGTAATCAGACGATGAACTTAAGCTTGTCAAGGGCAAAATTGATAAGTACGGGATTAAGAAAGATAAAGGCTGTTAATACGGATACAACTTTGGTTTGTGCCAATCATATTAGTGAAGGAATAGGTGCATTTAGTCAGTGGAAAATTCCTGGAGGAAGAGCTCAGGAAGATTTTGCAAGTGTGATGATGTGGATATCAAGGGGAGCGAATATTAAGGAGAGCGAAGTAAAGAAGAATGGTGCTGAGGATAAGAGAGTAGGATTTAATATAAAAGTGATGCTTGAGAAAGACAAAATTATGGGAAGAAGATATGACTCCTGTCAGTTGCCATTTATTTTTGAAGGTGGAATTATTGATGATGTCTCAGGACTGTTCGAGATTTGTCTATCACTTGGAATAATAAAGAAAAGCAAGTCTACATATGCATTTCTTGATCAAAATATTTTTGGGAAGCTCAATGTTAAAGAATATCTGTCTAATAATCCTGAAGTTCAGGAGGAGCTCAAAAAGCAGGTTAGAAAAATTGAGAAATATTACTAAAAAGAGATTTACTGAAGGGCAGATGCAATTACAAAAAATAATTGAGGATCTTGGTTTTGAGACCGTTTTAGAGAAACAGTTCGGAAGGTATATAATAGATATATACTTAGAGAGTGACAATAAGGGAATAGAGTATGATGGGGTTGGACATTATAAGAGAAGAGATGCAAAACGTGACAAGTACTTGAAAGATAATTTTGGTATAGATATTTTGAGGATTGCAGATTTAGACGATCCAAAGTTAGAAGATAAGATAGTTAGATTTTGTGAGACATAGTGGTAAATAAAGAGTTTTCGAGGAATAGATGATAAAAACAGTAAGTAATAGTAGTGTAGGGTTATGGCTGAAATGCCCTAAGGCGTGGGAGTTCAGATATGTGAAAGGATTGAAAATACCACCTTCTGGGGCTCTTGTACAAGGTTCAAGTTATCATGGAGCGTTGAAGGAGAATTTCTCTTTTAAGCTAAAAAATGGGAAAGATATGTCTATATCAGATGTTCTTGATGCGTATGATACTTCATGGAATGAGAGACTCAAAGGAGATGATTTAGGCAAGGATGAATCAGAAGAAGCAGGCGGAAGTGAGGTAGATTGGGGAGGTAGACCTCCAGATATGTTGAAGGATGAAGGGGCTAAATTAGTAAAAGTCTATCATAAACAGTATGCGCCGGCTATCATGCCTTTAGGGGTAGAATTATATAGAGAAAAGCCTCTAATAGAAGGAGTGAAATTCATTGGCTATCTCGACTTAGAGCTTGAAGATAAAATTATTGACCATAAATTAAAAGGCAAAATGATATCTCAAATAGAGGCTGATAAAGATACCCAGCCTCTCTCTTACTGCTTTTTGTCTGATAAAATGGATTTTGACTATCATGTAGCTATAAAAAAGAAAGTGCCTGAGATTCAGATCCTTACTGTCAAGAGGAAAACAGCAGAAGATATTGAGTGGTGGAAGAATATGGTTATTGATATTGTAAATAATATTAAAACAGGGATATTCCCACCAAATCCGACCTCCTGGTTGTGCAGTGAGAGGTGGTGTGGGTATTGGCCGAAATGCCATGCCTCTAGAGAGTAATTTTTAAATGAAATATAAAACCTTAGTAGTAGACTCTCCATGGCAATATAACAATAGAAGAACCGGTGGTAGCATGAGTTCAGGTTCTGTCCAGAAGTATGAGGTGATGTCCCTTACTAATATTTGTAATTTACCTGTTCGTAATGTTATGGAGAATGATTCTGTGTGCTTTTTATGGTGCACAGTGCCATTAGTACAATATGGATTTAGAGTATTGGAGACTTGGGAGTATCAATACAAAACAATGCTTTTTTGGAAGAAGTCTAATTGGGGAATGGGCTTTTGGTTTAGAGGCCAAGTAGAAATTTGTCTTTTAGGAATTCATGGTAAAATTAAACCATTCAGATATCAGAAGTCTAATTGGTTTATAGGCAAGAATAGAGGGCATTCACGAAAGCCGGAAGAATTTTTTGCTCTCATTGAGCCTGTGGCAGAACTGCCTAGATTAGAGTTATTTGCTTCTAATAATCGTAATAATTGGACTTGTATTGGTTTAGGGGCCAATGGACAGAGAGTTGAGGATTTTTTATTGAATAGTGAGGTGTAAGTGAAGATACTTGGATGCGACTGTAACAGTAGATCTATTACCTGTGCTCTTATAGATACCGAGGTAAAAAATATTACTACATTTGAGGTGATAGGTGGGGATAAGAATGATTACAAGCAAAGAGTGAAGAATATGCTGTTTGAGTTCAATGGCCTGATTAAACGAATTGTTCCCGATGTTGTGTACATTGAACAAGCAGTGATGCTTCAGAATGTCAAGACAACATTAATGATTGATGGAGTAGTGTCAGTTGTTAGGGACTGTTGTATATTAAATAATATAGTATATGAAATAATAGATAACAAGTCTTGGAAAAAATCTGTTATTGGAAATGGCAAAGCTAGTAAGGAAGAAATAATGGAATTTGCTAGGCTTAAAGGTGGATGCAAAATTACTTCTCAAGATGTGGCAGACGCTATTGCTATTGCTACTTTTGGATTGCTGAGATTAGGCTAATAGTTTTTATGCTCAATGTGATATAATTAAATTAACGGAGGAACAATGGATAAAATTAAATATGGCTTTTATTCACATTCTATTCGCGACAGTTTAATTTATTGTAATGTTGAGGTTACTCCGATTTTAGAGATAATAGGTCCAAGAGGTAAAATAACAATGTGGGGTAAAGATATTGATAATCAAGTAGAAGCTATAAGAAGTTTTATGGAATGGCAAAATTTATATAGTTAAAAAGGACAATTTGGCAGAGAAATGGAAATAAAAATAAATATGGTGCCAGAACTTTCTCCAATAGATAGTGGTGGAGGCTGCTGTACTATTGGTGTAGATATCGAGGTAGATCCATTATCTCATCCTAAGACACAGCAGAAAGTAGTTGTTCATGAGGTATTAGAAGCTACAATAGGCTATGTAGTGCCGCATGATAACATAGAAAGAATAGCGGAATTGATAATGGATGGGTTGGAGCAACTGGATATACTGAGGAGTGAGTAGATAGTAGATGTGGACGAAATGTTAGAAAAAATAGTAGAGGTCTCACGAGATTAAAATCTTTGTTATAAGGAGGACTAATGAAAATAGTTATCAAACAAGATGAACTGACTGTAGCTGCCGAGACGTTATCATATCAAATTCCTTTCTCTAAGGCCAAGAGGTGTCGCTTTTGTAAATCAGATGCTCCATTATTTATGTTAGTAAACGATGATAAGGGTGAGCTGGTTACGCTAAGACCTGATGATGTCAGAGTTTGGCCTCATGATTGCTCTACAATAGCAATATATTTTTGTACTAACTGTGGCAGGATGAAGGCTACCTGGAATCAAGGCTAATATAAATTAATCTCGTGAGATGTGGATAAAGTTTATTTTGAGTGAATAATGTCAAGAGATAAGATGTCAGATGAAGAGTTGAGAGCATTTGCTATATCTAAAGTAGCCTCTTTGGCAGCAAACAAAGATGGAATATATAGCATTACTAAAGTGATAGCTGATTCTGTAATAATAATGGAGTTTATTAGAAAAGGTAAGATAGGTAATTTGAAAGTTGTAGAGGATTATGATGGATGTGCAGAAGAGGCATAGATCGCATATATCACATAAACGTATCCGAGCTGAAGGTTGGACAAGCCTCCCTCAGCGGTCGATTCGGGAAGATACATATTCTATGATTGAGGAGGGTAGTAAGGCATTTATGGCTGATAATTATTATTCTTGGAGTACTACTGAGGCGGCTAGTACCTTTTTTGCCGAGTCTTCGACTACAGCTGCTTGGCCACCCACAAAGATTTATTCAACGTGGACAACTAACTGGCCACAGGTGGCTCTTCAGGGAAATATTAAAGAAGGAGGTAGCATAAGAGAACAATTTAAGGACTTGGCACAGAAAATTATCGCAGAAGGAGGTGATAAAGTGGAAATGCGAACATTGTTTAAGGTCTATGTTGTTGATCCTAGAAAGGGAGGCAAGATTCTTATGAATGGCGAACCTGTTATTGCTGCTAATGAGAATCAAGCAATGCTTAAAGTGGGTGTTGCTAAAGTTGCTGGAGATGTAGATCTAGATATCGAGCAAGTTGATGTCTATGTAGAGGAAGTAGCAACATTCATTAGGCCTAGAAAAGAGACAGGAAAAGTTAAAATAGTAAAGGACGAGGAAGACTAGGAGCTGTGGGCTGGGAGGGGATTGTTTTAAATCTCTTCCCAGCCTTTTAAGGAGATACAACATGAAGAAAGAAACAATAATTGCGTTGGTGCTCGACGAAACGGGTTCGATGGCGAATAAGCGTGAGGAAACTATTGCAGGAGTAAATGAATATTTTGATACTATTCAAGAGAAGAATACTAAAGTATTAATTACCCTTGTAAAGTTCAGCTCTGAGAAGTACGAGGTAATGTGTTCTAATATGCCTGTAAAGAAAGCACCACGCTTGTCAAATAAAAACTATATCCCAAATGGAGGTACACCATTATTTGACTCTGTAGGTAAGACTATAAGGACAATAGAAGCAGAGTGTGCTGGTAAAGGAACTTCTCCAGCTGTGCTGTGTGTGATTGTTACTGATGGTGAAGAGAATGCCTCTGTGGAATATACTCGTGAGCGTATTTTTGAAGTGATAAAAGAGAGAGAAGATGCTGGTTGGAATTTTGCCTATCTTGGAGCTAATCAAGACGTCTGGACTACTGGAGTAGGAATTGGTGTAAGAGGGACAAGTACGATGAATTTTGCTGATTCCGGTGGTGGAATGGTGCTGGGATTAGCAAATGTAGCGGCTGCTTCTAATGCGTATTTAGATAATGATTCTACATTGTCATGTGGGGCAGGGTACTTCCAGAAGAGTTCTGATTGGTATACTGATACGGATGTAAAGCTGTATCAATCTAGAATTGAAGATAGAATAAAGAAGAGTAAAGATAAATAGAAATTATTAGGAAGGCTGCCTCTATCTAGATCAACAAGCTTAGAGGCAGTCATTATAATGGAGGGGTATTGATGTGTGCTAACTGGTCACAGAATGCGATAACAGTTTTAGAACATAGATATTTAATTAAGGATAGAAAAGGAAATATTATGGAGACTCCTGACGGAATGTTGGCCAGAGTAGCTAAAGCAATTTCTGAAGCGGAACTTGATAATAACAAGTCTATGTGGAATGATAGATTTCTGAGCATAATGGATAGCTTGGAATTTTTGCCCAACAGTCCATGTTTAATTAACGCTGGTAGAGAGCTTCAACAACTTTCGGCATGCTTTGTTTTGCATCCGATGGATTCAATTGAATCTATAATGAACACTGTTAAGTATACCGCCATAATCCATAAATCTGGTGGTGGGGTCGGTTTGTACTTTTCTAATATTAGACCTGCTAATAGTGTGGTGAAATCAACTTCTGGCGTAGCTAGTGGACCGATTTCATTCATGAAGATATTTAACATGAGTACGGAAGTGATCAAGCAGGGAGGCGTCCGGCGTGGAGCAAACCTTGGGCTGTTGAAATGCACGCATCCCGACATTTTTGATTGGGTGAGATGTAAAGAAGATTTAACTCAATTTCAAAGTTTTAACCTATCTGTATCTGTAACGGACGAATTTCTTGAGGCCGCTAAAGAAGACTCTACTTTTTATTTAAAAGATCCTTATACTAAAGAAAGGCAAGCAATAAAAGCAAAAGAATTGTTCGATTTAATTTGTTATGAGGCTTGGCTGACTGGCGAACCTGGTTTAATTTTTATAGACACAATTAATAGAAAGAATTTTACGCCATGGTTAGGACCGATGGAGTGTGTGAATCCATGTATTGCTGGCGATACTTTGATATCTACTACTAAAGGCAAAGTGGCGATAAAAGATCTTGTAGGCAAAAATCCTTTGGTATTTTGTACTGATGGAGAAGAGATCCATATTAGAAGAGCTTTCGATATTAGAAAAACTGGTAGGATGAGGAAAGTATATAAATTAACCACGAAAGGATTTATTAGTGGAAATAGTACTAGGAGGGAAATTGTAGCCACAGGGGATCATTTATTTATGTTATATGATGGAGGATACAAAAAGTTGGAGGATCTTAGAGAAGGAGATAGGCTTTTGCCCTTTTATCAGATGGTAAGAAATTCTAAGGGCTATAGAAATATTCGCGATATAAATAATAAGGTCAATGGAGAGGCCCATTATGTTTGTAAATATTTTCATGGTGCTCCTAGCGATAATCAAATACCTCATCACAAGGATGGTGACAAGACTAATAACGATCCAGACAATCTCGAGTGGGTTGATAATAGCGAGCATAACAGGTTAAAAATGATTGGAGAAAATAATCCTATTCATAAATTGACAGAAGAGGGAAGGAATCCTTTTCAAAGGAATGGTTTTGTTTCGGAAATGAATAAGATAACATGGCAAGATGATACTATTAGGGCTAGAAGAATTAGTGGTATTAAAAGAGCTCATGAGAGAATGGGCCATAAAGTTCATAATCATAAAGTTGTGACTGTAGAGTTTTGTGGATATGAAGATGTGTATGATATGAGAGTTCCAGATTTCCATAATTTTGCTGCCAATGGATTGTTTGTCCATAATTGTGGTGAGCAAAATTTGTATGCCTGGGAATCTTGCAATTTAGGTTCTATTGATATTTCAAAATTTGTTGTAAATGAAAAAGTAGAGTGGGATAGATTGTCTGAAGTTGTCGAAATAGCAGTACGCTTTTTAGATGATGTAATTGATGTAAATAATTATCCGCATATAAAAATTAGGAGAAAAACTCTTCTTACCAGGAAAGTTGGCCTAGGAATAATGGGATGGGCTGACGCCTTGATAAAATTAGGGTATAGGTATGATAGCAATAAAGCTATTAAATTAGCTAAGAAATTAATGATGAATATTCGTGAAGTAGCTCACATAACCTCTAGAGATTTAGGCAAAGAGAAAGGTTTTTGCTTTGATAAATTAAAAAGAAGAAACACAACTTTGACTACCCTGGCGCCCACCGGATGCCAAGTAAAAGATAATGTCATTATTACATCAGAAGGAAATAAATCGTTGAGAGATATATTAGAAGATAATAAAATAAATTATTATAGTGTGGAAAAAGTTGGTAAGAAGAGATGGTTTGATATAAAAGATATTTCTTTGCCTACTAATAAAGGCCAGGCTGTCTCCAATAAAATATACTATAATGGATTTGCCAAAGTGAAGAGGATTGTTTTTGAGGATGGTGGTGAATATGAATTTACAGAAAATCATCCATTATTAATTAATAGAGATGGGGCAGAGATGTGGATTTGTGTTGGAGAGTTAAAAGAAGGAGAGAATATTATTAAATTTAATGAAGTATTTGAGACGAGGATAGCAAAAATTGAAGATAATGGGTATAAACATACTTGGGACATTGAGGTGTTGCCTTCGCATTGTTATTTATTATCAAATGGATGTGTGTCGCATAATACTCTCAGTATATTAGCAGATTGTTCTAGTGGAATTGAGCCTCTATTCGGTAAAAGTTTTACTAAAACGGTTCTTAATGGCACAGTTTTAGACATGAGTAGTAAGTATAAAGGAGTGGCGAATGATCTTTTAGTAACTGCGCATGATATTCCAGTAGAAAAGCATATAGAGATGCAGGCGGCCTTCCAGAGTTATGTTGATAATTCCGTCTCGAAAACAATAAATTTACCGAATAAAGCCTCTGTTGAGGATGTCAGAAAAGCCTTTTTGTTAGCCCATGAATCGGGATGCAAAGGGATAACAATTTTTAGAGATGGCAGTAGAAAAGGACCAATAGAAGCTACCACAGAGGGTGCTCTTTATGAGTGTGAGAATGGAAAATGCCCTATTTAGACGGAGAAAAAGAAGGGGAAAAGCAACGTGAATGAGTCTTGTTGGATAGATAAAAGCTATATATGTAATTGTGATATGGATAGATGTTTTGAATGCAATATATTTATTAATCATTTTTCTATAATTACCTTTTGTAATGTAATGAATTGCTTGCATAATAGAACATTACCCATGAAGAAGATAGTAGAATATCATAGAGCATATACTCCTCTAAGTAATGATGCTGGCTATTCTGGAGTGTGTACTAGACGTGAAATAGGGATAGAAGAAAAAGTTCACAATGATAGAAATTATGATTATAAATATAGAGCTTGTCAACTCTATTCTAATAAGAAGGTTAGTGGACATATGGACTGGAGTCGTCTACCACAAGGCGGGGCGTTGGATAGTGGGAAATATCCGGAGGATATGTGAAAAGAGAGACAGGCAAGAAACATAAGAGATATCTAGTCAAAGATAGACTTAAAGCTAAAAGATTATTTTTGCAAGGATATAATTTTTATCAGATAGCTAAGATCATATCTGAAGATACTAAACAGCCATGCCAATCCAGAATAGTGACATTGTGGGCCAAGAAGGGTGGGTGGAAAGAGGAAAAGGAAAAAATGCTTGTAAGAGTAAATGAAGAAGTTACTGTTGCAGCAGAGAATGACCTCATTAAGAGAAGTGAAGAGCAGAGGAATGCCTATAGGAAAATGATTGAAAGAGGTCTGGAAGAACTCACTGCTGGTGTAGTTCAGGTTGATAAAATGACGGAAATTGTTCAATTAATAAATACAGGTATTTTAGGTGAAAGGCAAATAAATGCAGGGTTAGTCTCTTGGAAGTATATTGAGGCGGTAATTACTGCAATAAGTGAAGAAGTACAAGATGAGGGCATACGTAGAAGAATTGCGAAACGATTACAGGGACTCACAACAGAATATCTCTCAATATAAAAATAGTACTGTTATGGCTCTATGTACGAAATGTAAATACTTGGATTTCCTGGCTGTTTCTGATAAGGGAATAGAATGTGATCGCTCATATTATACTATTGAGGATAAAGTGCCGTTCTATAAATCTTATTTTGAATTTACAGATGAGCCAATTATTTATCATAAATGTGGAGGAAAAGTCCGATTAATAAAGTGGAGCTAAAAAATCTTCCATTTGAAGAAGCTCTTGCGTATACTAGTTCTATGCTATTAAAGACTGTTGCGGGTGAGCAGACTGGTATTACTCAGGAACAAAGAGACTATTATAAAACAAGGCCAGTAGAGTTTTCTCGAGAAATGCTTGGATTTGATCCGTATGATAAGCAAGAGCTCATTATGAACAGTGTAGCTAATAATGAAAGGACTACTGTAAGAAGTGCCCACGGTTTAGGAAAAAGTTGGGTAGCTGCCCAATTAGTTCTGTGGTTCATTACTTGTTTTAAACCCTCTACTGTTGTCACAACTGCTCCTAGAGCAAAACAAGTTCGTGATATATTATGGAGAGAATTAAATTCACAACATGCAAGGGCAAAAACTCCTTTAGGTGGGAAGATGCTCCAAATGAATTGGGAGATGAGTCGTGAAGTAAAATGGTTTGCAACTGGCTTTACCACAGAGGAGCACAATATGGATGCCTTCCAAGGTTTTCACAATGAAAATATTTTGGTAGTAATTGACGAAAGCTGTGGGGTTGTTACCAATATATTTAATGCTGTTGAAGGCCTATTATCATCTGGCCAAACAATTAGATTGCTTCTTATTGGCAATCCTACAAATGAAGCTACTGAGTTTGGCAAAAGTTTTAAGTCCCCATTATATACTGCAAAATTAAATTTGTCGGCTTTTGACTGCCCTAACTTTGTTAATTACGGAATAACCTTAGAGGATTTTAAAAATGATACTTGGCAGCAAAAAATTACTGGCCCTATTCCACGACCATATTTAACTAGTCCTCAATGGGTTGCTGGGAGAGTTTCCTCTTGGGGGATAGACCATCCATTATTTCAAGTAAAGGTACTTGGCAATTTTCCTGATGAAACAGAGAATTCCTTTATAGCGTTATCTTGGCTTGATGATGCGTATAAATCAACTTTGCAACCAGATGGGCTAAAAGTCCTTGGAGTAGATGTGGCTGGTCTCGGGAGAGATGAGTCAGTAGCGACTTTTAGACATGGAGATGTTGTAGTGGAGCAAAGAGTGTGGGGGCAGAGAGACCCTATGGAGAGTGTAGGTGTAATAGTTAATTTGATCAGAGAATTGGAGCCTGACGTTGTTAATATAGATGCTATAGGTGAGGGATCCGGAGTGTATTCTAGACTGAAAGAATTGGGCTATGAGGTCAATGGCTTAAAGGGAAGCAATGTGGCGGATAATTCGACTGAATATTACAATTTTAGATCTGAGTTACACTTTAAATTGCGTAAAAAACTACGTGATAGGACTATAAAGCTTCCACAGGAGGATTCTCTGACTGAAGAAGCTACTAGCATTAAGTTAGATAAATTGACTAGTAAAGGGCAGCAGAAGGTTGAGAATAAAGAGGACTTTAAAAAAAGAATTGGCAGAAGTCCTGATAGACTAGATTCATTAACATTGACAATGTGCGAGAGGGTGCAGGAGAAGATATCTGTTGCTGGTGATTTATTCTCGAGCTTTACCGGAGGGACGTCTGAAGTAGTTTCTTCCGACAGATTTTCCAATCTAGAAAAATCTCTTACACCATTGACCGAGGCTGTACCGGGAATTTATAATACTGACAATTTATTATATAATAGAAATAAGGTATGTCCACGGTGTGGACATTCTGAAGGACTAGTATTCTATAAAGATACTGCCAAGTGTTTGATTTGTAATATTAATGTGGAGGTTCAATAATGCCATCAACGTTGGGAAGTGATTTGTCAAATTTACCTACTAGATACGCCGTTTCTTATGAGGCGATAACTAAAACTTGGAGAATAATTGATGTTAAGCATCCAGAATTATCTAAAGTTCCAAATATTAATCTTATGGAGATGGATACTGACATTCCAGACGATCATCCAGCAGTTACTGTAATTAATGAGACAATGTTTTGGCTGCTTGTATCTGAGGCTATTAAAGAGGGGGTCTTAAATCAATCTGTTGCAGGTGTTTCTGGAGAAGGCAGGAGAAATTCTGATAGTGTATTAGCAGAAGACTTTAATAAAGTTATTGATGAGCTGGCGAGAGAGAAATTAGAAAATGAGAGGCTTGTAAAAGAGCTCTCAGATACGAAAGATAAATTTCAAGGTCTACAGGGTTCAGAAGAGTTCAGGTTGAAGAAAGACATAATACAATCACTTACTCGTTTAGCCTTGGCGGAGGATATTAATGAGACTAGGAGAATACCTTAAAAATTACGAGGAAGGACCTAATGAACAGAGGAGACTTGATGGGTTAATAAATTTCTTTGACTTCATTAGTAAATCAGAAGAAAATACTGGTCGTTTAGCTACTCTTGGTGTTGACACCTTGGTTAATTCTTGGGTGAGACAGCAATTTGCTTATAGAGAGCAGCTTCTTGAAGATTTAAACATAATTGCGCATACCATAAGTGAAGTGGCTTCTCCATTATTACATCTTAGAAATGAAGTGTTCAGAAAAGGTCTTACTTGGGAGCCCAAATTTGGAAAGAAATGTAAGGATTGTGGAGAAGAGCATGAAAATATTGTGGAGGAATGCGACAAATGTCATTCTAAAAATTTGAGAGACCCAGATAAGGGCCAGTTAGATGTATTTAAGACATTTGTTTCTGACTGCAACTGCTTCGATGAGGATATGGAATCCGTGCTAAAGCAGATGCATTTATCTGTAAATTCTCTTGATGATGCCTTTCTTTATATAGGAAAGGAGTATATGCAGAAGAAACCTTCTGACCCTATACGTTCGAAGATAATCGAGATTAGAATGTTGAGGACTTCTGCAGTTGAATTTGATTTAGACCCCAGTGGCCTGCCAAAGAACAATAATTGGATATGTAGATTTCATAGAGAGATACCTCCAGTAAAAAAGGAGCCTGATGTAGAGGAATTTCCCAAGTGTTCTAAATGTGGCAGAGAATTAGCTCCTGTCATGTATAAGTATAAGCATCGTGGACACATATTGTATTTATTAGATTCCGAAGTGTGCCATATACAAAAATTCTGGCCCGATATCACATATGGGTTTCCTCCCTTATTGACGATAATTGAGAAGGCTCTTGTTATTTTGGGGATGGACCGAACGATCTATAAATATTTCTATGAAAAAAAGATGCCTACCTCATTATTGATGGTAGCAACTGATGACACTGATAGTCTTAGACGAGCAAGGGCTGAAATTATAGCACAATTAAAGATTAATCCCGATTATGTTCCTATGGTGGGATATTCTGCCAAGACCCAGCGTGGTAGAGTTGACATGGTGAGATTGTTCCATACATTGCAGGAGATGGATTATCTTCCTGTAAGGCAAGAAATCAGGGAGAGAATAGCGGCTCTATGGGGTCTTCCTCCTATGTGGCAAGCAGAGATGACCGGTGCCAGTGGTCTATCATCCCAATCTCAGCAAATGGCGTTGTTTAGCAGAGTTGTAGAGTCCGATCAGAGAATGTTTAATGAAAAGGTATTCCCATTTCTGGCAGATGCTTTTGGAATTACTGATTTTGAATTAAAACTCCAGCAGCCGGAGGAAAAGGCGGAAATTGCACGAATCCAAATGTCTCAGCAGCGAATATCGGCAGCTTCAATGCTCAAGCAATTAGGATTTAAAGTAGAGGTAAAGGAAGGAGTGGAGAGTGTTGATGATATAGAATTTAAAGTTAGTGGAGAAATGGAAGAGCCACAGCAAGGTGGAGGAGCTTTTGGTGGAATGCCATTCAATATGGCCTTAAGCCAGAATCCAGGTTGGACAAACCAGGTAATTAATAAAGGCTATAGCATCGATACTTTAGACGATGTAAAAATACTCCAGAATGGCTCTAGTGCATTAATATTTACTGATAATATAAAGAATGGAAAATTCGTGGCGCTGTTCCAACCTATGGGTAATTTGATTGATATCTATAATGCTGGCAATTTACATCAGCACAATGGGTACCCTCCTCATGATGTGAACATGCCCCACAATACGGTATCCAGACACCAGCCTAAAGAAGAAGAAGTGTTTAAAGATGATGATGAATGAGATCGATAGATATCTGTTCAGGAAAGAAATAGAGATGGAGGCTGATGAGCTTAAAAAAGAAAGATCGTCAGATTATATAGAGGGATTTGATGATGCTTGTAGGCTATTATTGAGGTATTATAAGGTTGCTTTGGGTGCTGGTAATAGGCGCATTATCAATGAAAAATAAGAATTTGATTCCTAAAGGTTTGTATTGTTATTCTATAGATAGCGATGGCCATGAGGTTAGGTGCTTCTATTGGGGGGTTGATAAAGACCACGATTTGCCGCAGGAGAATGGCTATTGTTCATATCTTGAAAAAGGGGACTATGATTTGAATAGGGAGGAAATTTGGACTACTTATTTTGTTAAGGATGGGATTAAAAAGGAAGGCACTGCAGCAGAGCTTGGAGAGAAACTCTCTTTGCTATGGGATCAAGTTAAAGAATGTGGAATTAATGATGAAATTGATGAAAATGAGTTGGAGCAATGACGACATTAGAAACTGGAGCTACTACATTTAATCCTACAGTTGGTGGTGGGAGACAAAAAAAGAAAATAATTGATGCCACCAAAGGGTCCAAATTGCTAACTCTCAATGATTGGATAAAGAAGCAAAAGGCGACTCTTGTCCCTAAGAAGATAACTGTTCATCCGAAAGAAGGAAAGCCATTTGAAAGGATACAGATGGTTAGACCCGAGGGGAGTAGGCCTTTTTCTGATGATAAGATTAAAGCCTTGTTGGATAAGGCAGCTTCGCGAAAGTTTGGCAATCATCTGGGATGGCTTTATGATGAGAAGCCTGGAGGAGGAGCATATCTAGATGATATGGTAGAAATCTTTAAAGATCCTCTAAATGCTGTTAGTGGAAAGATATTGAATAATTATCCCGAATTAAAAGGGCATCTGGTATATGAGAATATTTCGGGTGATATCGAAAATTATTTTAATGCTTTTGATAGGAGCGATGATCCAAAGCCAAATATAGATGTATTTTATGTCGATGAAATTGGTGTAAGATTTGATCCTGAAACTGGTAAAGCTTTAGAAGTGTTTGAAGGGTCAGATGAAGCCAGTTCTGAGAATATAAGAATAGTTAATGAAATTTTGTATGGTAATAAGCCGACAAAGCTTATTACTGTATATAGTAGCCAGCCAACAGATGTGATTGATAAGATAAAACAGGGGAATATTCCTAAAGGGATTTTTGTTAGCCCTAAACGAGAGGTAGCTGAAAAGTATTGGGGAGAGGGCAGGGATGTAATTAGTTTTAAAGTAGATCCAAAGATGATAAATCAAATTAGCGATATAGATTGGCAAATTTTAGATGAAGTCAAAAAGTCTTCAGATATGCCAGATCCATATTCACAAGAAATCTATGATTGGGTAGACGCTACTATATCGAAAGCGGGACTCCAAATACCTGGCAAATTACCTCAGGGTTCAAAGAAAATCGGCAAGCAATTGGAAGGGGATTTATATTCCTCATTAAGGGATAAGATTGCAGAATATTTGGAGATGCTCCGACCAGATATCCCGCAGTATGAAGTTATTAACGGAGTAATGGATGTGGTTCAGAGCTGGACAGATACTGTTAAGGGCAATGTTGATGAGGCTTTTAATGATCTTTACATACGTGGTTTAACTGCCGGGATCGTAGATGCAGGAATAAGGCCTGCTATCGGACTGGCAGACAAACTTGTTATGTGCTTAACAGGAGATACACAAATAAGCTTGATGGATGGCACGGAGAAGAGGGTTGACGAGTTATCCTTAAGGACAGAAGGTTATTATATATATGGATTTGATTTGGAGAAAGGGCTTATTATACCTAGTTTGGCTACTCCAGCGAAAGTTACAGGAATAGATGTTCCTGTTTATGAGGTGTTTTTAGATAATGGGACTTCTTTTAAAGTTACTGGAGAGCATTTGATTTTAATGAGAGATGGGAAGTATAAGAAAGTTTCCGATTTAAATGAAAATGACTCAGTCATGCCGTTGTATCGTAAGTTTAATGCTGAAAATGTTTTGAAAGATTATGAGGTTCTCTATCAGCCAAATGAACATAAATGGCAGTATACCCACAGAATGATTTTTTCTCCACCAGAAAGAAAAGGAAAAATTATACATCATAAAGATTTTAATTGTCGCAACAATGATCCTAGAAATGTGATTCCTATGACACAAAGGGAGCATGTTAAATTACATGCTGCGGGATGGAATAAAAATTTGACAAAAGAGACCGATAGTAGAGTTAAACAGATAAGTGATTCGACTAAAGGAAGAGTACCTTGGAATAAAGATAAAACTAAAGAGAATGATGTTAGGGTTGCTTTGCTTGGGAAGAAAGTTAGTCTTCGAAGAAGGGAATTGTCTGCTAAGGGATTATTGATTCCGTGGAATAAAGGATTAAAATGGTCTGAAGAAGTTAAATTGAAGTTAAGAAAACCAAAGGCAGTGCCTTCTTATCGGAAAGGCCAAACTTGGGAGGAAACTTTTGGGGAGGAGAGAGCAGCTATTATGAGATTAAATCATAAAGGTTTTAGTGGTAAATCTCATTCTGAAGATGGTCTTGCAAAAATTCGAGGAGTAGTCCAAGAAATGCGGAATAATATTAGTAAAGGGACAAGGAAGAATATGGATCATATTAGAGGGAAGACTTTAGAAGAGCTATATGGTAAAGATAAGGCAGATAGGATTAAAGCTAGTTCAGGCAAAAATCAGCCTACTAAAGGAAAAACCTATGAGGAATTTTATGGCATAGAGAAAGCCCTTGAAATAAAAAATAAAATGAAAGTAGCGGAGAGACCAAGAGATTCAAATGGAAAATTTATTTCCAAGAATCATAAAATAATTTCTGTAAAGTTTTATGGTATTGTTAATAAAGTTTATGATATTCAGACAGAAACCAATAATTTTGCTTTAACTAATGGAATTTTTGTTCATAATAGTTTTATTAAAGCAAATCCAATGCGGATCGGGAGCAGGATTGTCACATTTTCTCAGGATCTGGTGGAGAAATTTAGACCTATTATTGCGAATTCATTTACTGCCGAGGGAATTTTCAATGTGGATTACCTAACAAATGAGCTGAATAAAGTAGTACCAGCTAAGAGATATTTGCTGGAGAGGATTGTACGTACGGAGGTCGCAGCCATATCGCAAGTTGGGAGATTAATTGGATGGAATTCCGATAATTATAAGCATTTCTACAATTATCGATGGAATTCTACAAGAGATAATCGGACCAAGCCCATAAGTTTGCGAAGAGCGGCGGGAAACCCCTACGCTTGGTGTGAAATTTGCTGGCTGTGGGAGAGGCAGGAGGAATTGCGCCCTAATGGACGACGGGAGGTGGATTGGCCGAATCAAAGATGTAGTCTTAGTCGGACTCCTAGCGACACAGAAGTCAGAGGCTTTAGATTTAGAGGGCAGGAAATAAATTATCCAATTACTACTCCACTAGGATTTATTTATGAATTCGATTAAAGTTGTTGAAATAGAGTGTATTAAATGTGGATCTATTTTTTTCTAGAAGGGGGTGGTTGTAGATGTCAATATTAATTATCATAGGCGTTAGTTTAATTGTAATCATGACTATTTTCCTGATTTTCCCCTTGTTACCTAACCTAGTCAGAAAACTCATATATATGGAAGAAGAGGAGACTCAATCTTCCGAGAATAGTGATGAGATTAGTAGCTTCCATTTCTTGGAGGGGGCAAAGCATGCAAAACGTGATTATCGTATAGTATCTGGTAACTTACATCCAAGCTCATTAGACCAAAGTGTGGTGGATAAGCTTGCCAGTATATTGACGCAAAATAAAAAACTAAAAGTTCGTATATTTGTTGGCAACCAAATATTATGTAGTAGTAAAGAGGGGGATAATCCTATTTGGCAATTATATAAATCTGGAAAATTCAGTAAACAACTACAAATCCGTGTCCTTTCTGGCTATCCTGAACAACATTATAGAGTAGTAGACAAAAGAGAGTTTTTCCTTGAAGAGAATCATCCTCCTCTCAGCCAAAAACGTAAGTATATAATCAAGCCATACAGTTGTACAAATGCGGCTGTGTATGCTTCCGAGTTTGACAAGGCATGGGATAGAGCAGATGTTACTCATGATGTGTAGCCTAGAAATTCTTGGAATAGAAAGGAGTTTATATGCCATTACCAAGACATAATACACCAGAGTGGGAAAAAGAGGCCGCTTTTTATTTAAGAGCTAGTGAAGATGAAGTAAAGGAGAGAGCAGA